ATCAAAGTGACCACTGCTCTTCAAAACAACCGAGAACAGGAAATCCGTGCTAAGCTTGAAGAAGAGGCATCTAACAAATGAAACGAGCCATTGACATCTGCGTTCCTGGCCTTCCAGGTGCTGAGTATGTGTGGCGACGCCGCAGAGTGCTCGTAACCAACAGCGAGTGGTATTCACTCCAACGCTGGAAGCTTGAAGGCTTCTCGTCCAAATCAGCCATGGCTTTGGCACTATATCCTCATCGGGTCTACCACCACAGCACAGTCTGAGGTGTTGCGGACCCTCACGCATTGTTTGATCAAGGGACTAAGCCTCAGGAGACGTGAGAAACCTCCTGGGGCTTCTTCATGTTCACTAATCGGAGCATGATCCGTTACTCGCCGCTGTGGGGCGGCCAGAGCAGTGTCAGCGCGTGAGCGGCTGCACCCCACATTTTCCACCATCATCCGCTTCCAACATGAAACGCAAACAACTATCACTTTCTAAAGAAGATCTTAACATCTTGGCTGATGCCTTGAATACCCAGTGGTGGATGCGTTACGATCCTGATGTTGAGAACACCGTTGTGGCACATCACAAACTGTACCAACGTGTTCTTGACGCTGCCATCGCTCTTTCCAAAGATGCTTAAAGGACCCATGGTCATGATTGTTGGTATTGCACTGACGTTCGCATGCCTTGCTCCAATCAGTGCTCTGGTTGAACATCGCAAGCATGAGCCCAGCACTAAATCTTTTAGACTTATGTAAACATGGCAAAACCTGACCCCTTTGGTAATCGCATTGATGAGATTATGCTCTGGGATGCAACAGACGAGCCAACTGATTACACCATTGATGATGGCTTTGAAGCTGCTGATATGTGGGATCTTCCTGAGGCTTACGTCTGCATTATCAGATCACAATCTGAGTCATCAGGTAAGATTACAGAGAAAGCATATCGTTCCGTCCATGCTGCTCGCAAGTTCGTGAACAAGTGCCTGGAAAACGAGGATGATCTACTCATTCTCACTGAGAACACAATGTCCGTACCCTTCCCAGCAGATGGCCCTGAATCCCTCTGATCTAGCTGATCTACTTAGCAGCCACGGTTACTTCGTCGACTACGATACAGGCGAGGTTGACCACTACACCCACGACATCAGGGAAGACAAGACTCTTTTGATTCTTCTCGCTGCCATGGGGAAGCTTGAGGTTCAGCACCACCCATACACAGATGCTGCACCTACGTTCTATATCTCTGACCTTCAAATCAGTGACATGGAATCATATTGTGAAATGTATCCAAACGATCCGCAGTGCAAAATGTATGATGTTTGACCTGACCCTTACTCACATTGAATCGCTCGACGCTGAGCAATACTCCCTCTTCCTAGCCTATGGCGACACCTTCCGAGATACAGAGACAGATCGAGCTGGAGCAGGAAGCTCTCAGCTGCGGCAAACAGAAGCTGCACGCCTCTCTCCAACGCTTGCACGAGAAGAGCTACGCATCAGCGAGTGTGTACGGAACAGCAAGTATCTCAGCTGCTCTACCAGCTGTTATTAAGGACATCGAGGACAACCTGTCCAAGATGAAAAACGGAAGGGCTGGAACGTATTACAAGCCTGTCTCAGAGCACATTGACAACCTAGAACCACTAGCGATTGCCACCATTGCTTTGAAGATCACCTTTGACATGGTGTTTAGCATGAAGCGTGATGCTGACCTGCTACCCAATGTCGTGGTGTCCATAGGCTCTGCCCTTGAGGCTGAATGCAAGTTCAGATGGTACAAAGCAAACCATCCTGGCTTGATGAAGCACATCGAGGACAAGTACTTCCACGAGTCTTGCGGCACCCATCAGAAGCAGAGCATTGCCTCTGTTATGTTTGGTAGGCAAGACATCCACTGGCCTACATGGCACATCAAAACCAAGACTGCTCTCGGTGCTTGGTGTATTGAACGTGTCTGTGGTACAACTGGATGGTTCACCAAAGAGGTGGAGCGTCGTGGTCGTAAGACAGTAGCTCTCCTGGTTCCTACACCTGAGTTCATGGAAGTCAGAGATCAACTCATCAACACTGCTGAGATGTTCTCAGGTATTCCATGGCCTATGCTTGTTGAGCCCAATGACTGGACCAATGAGCGGATGGGTGGCTACCTTACAAACGAGCTGATGAGGGGCCATGAACTGACTCGTCGGGGCAATAGGACCCTTAAACACGGGGAAACACCGCTGAAGTTTTTAAACAAGCTTCAAAAGGTGAAATACCGTGTGAACACACATGTTCTGGAGGTTGCTCGCCATTTCCGCGACAAGGGCATCAGGGTGGGAAAGTTTATTCCACTGTGCGAGTCTTTCAAACCACCCAAACCTCCTGATATTGCGGAGAACGCTGATGCTAGACAATCCTGGAAACGGGAGATGGCAGAGGCATACAACACTGATCGACTTAACTTCAAGAGATCAGTAAGAACAAGAACTCAGTTGGAAGCAGCTGAGAAGTTTCAAGATGAAGAGTATTTCCTGTGTTGGTCGTTCGACTACCGTGGGAGAACGTACCCTATCCCTGCATACCTGACACCTCAGGATACAGACTTTGGTAAAAGCCTCATAAGGTTTGCTGATGAGTCTTTCGTTGATGAAGAGGCAGAAGAATGGTTGGCCTTCCAGGTCGCTACTACCTTCGGTCTTGACAAGGCTCCCATGGATGAACGAATCCAATGGGTCAGAGATAACGAAGACTTAATCACAAAGGTCGCTGTCGATCCCATAGGCAATCTCCCTGAATGGGAGGTGGTCGAAGAACCATGGCAATTCATGGCAGCATGTCATGAGTACTACCATTGCTGTATCGAGTGTGATCATCAGTTCACATCCCTCATGGTTGCTGTTGATGCAACGTGTAGTGGACTACAGATCCTTGCTGGTCTAGCTAAAGATCAATCTACTGCTAGTCTGGTCAATGTCTGTCCTGGTGATAGACCGTCAGATGCTTACAAGGCCGTAGCCGAGGAAGCCAAGAAGTATCTCCCTGTTGAGATGCATCCTTGGATGACACGGAAAACGACCAAGCGCACCGTGATGACGATTCCTTACAATGCTACCCGCTCCTCCTCATGGGGGTACATCAAGGAAGCATTGATTGAGCAAGGCTTTGAACCTGAAAAGGAACAGGTCTCTCAAGTTGTGGAAGCTGTCTATTTGAGTATGGATGCGATTGTCCCTGGTCCTATGCGTGTCATGCGTTGGATCAAGACACATGTTGGTCAGTACATCCGCAGCGGAGCTGACCACGTTGAGTGGACTACACCCTCTGGGTTCGTGGTCAATCAGAAGAGGAACAAGAAAGAGGTTGAGTCTATGAAGCTACAGCTCATGGGATCTACCAAAGTTACTGTCAGTGTTGGTGAAGGCGATCCTTGCCCTACCCGTCACAAGTCCAGTACTGCTCCGAATCTGATACATTCATTGGATGCGTCCATCCTCCACGAAACATTCCAGAGGTTTAATGGACCATTCACAGTCATTCATGACTCGGTGCTATGCCGAGCAACTGACATGGGAACACTCAATGCACTCGTGCGAGAGACCTACACGGACATCTTCACGCGAGACTGCTGGCTGTCTAAGTTCGGAGAAGCTATTAACGCTTCTGAAGAACCTCCCATCGTCGGAACACTAGACCCTGAGGTGGTCGAAGATTCCACCTATTTTTTCTGCTAACTTTCCACCATCATCACAATGGCGACTCACGTCACTAAAGAGCCCGTAACCCTGGATGGCTACCAGGCTATTCTCAAACCGTCTGAGTACGGTCACACCCTCACTGCTTTGCTCCCCAAGGAAATCGTTGATGCCCTTGAGGATGAGCGTGTAGGTGCATTGGAGTGGGCTAAAAGCAAAGCCAAGAACCCGCGTCGTGTCACTACCAAACCAGAGCCCTGGGAGGAAGTGAGCGAAGGCATGTACCAATGCAAGTTCCGCTGGAAGGAGGGCGACAAGGTTGTACCTGTTATCGTGGACACTGAAGGCACTGCCATCACTGATGCTAACCTTCCGCTGTATAGCGGTTCTAAGGTCAAACTCGCCTTCATCCAAAAGCCGTATTGCCTTCCTGCTGGTGACATCGGTACCTCTCTCAAGCTCAAAGCCATTCAGGTCGTGAGTTTGAACACTGGTGCTGGTGTCCAAGACAGCGGTGATATGGATGCTGAAGCAGCAACCGAGCTGTTCGGTACCACCCGAGGCTTCAAGACCTCTGAGCCCAACCCTGAGGCTGCTCCTGCCTCTGTCAACATCGACGAGGACTTCTGATGCGTAGTCGCCTGGAAGAACAGGTGGCTGAGCTTCTTACAAACCTCAACATTGAATACGGCTACGAGCCTGATAAATTCAATTACGTCATCGAGGCTAAGTACACCCCCGACTTCAAGGTTGGGGATGTCTACCTTGAGACCAAGGGCTTCTTCAAACCAGCTGATCGTCGCAAGATGCTCGCTGTCAAGAAATGCAACCCTGATCTCGACGTACGCCTGGTCTTCCAAGCGCCATACAATAAGATCAGTAAGAACTCTAAGACTACCTACGCCGCATGGGCCGAAAAGAACGGCTTCCAGTGGTGTCCCTACTACGACATCCCTCTTGACTGGTTAAATGAAGCAAAAGCAGCAGACCTTTCAAAGCAAGAAAAAGAAAAGCCGAAAACCACCAAAAGGCGCTAAGCCTTATCGTGGTCAAGGCCGACGATGAACGCAGACTCTGAGTTCCTTCGTCATGAGCCCTGCCCCATGTGCGGTAGCAGCGATGGCTTGGCACGTTATGATGACGGCCACGCCTACTGCTTCGTATGTGGGGCATACGAGCATGCAGATGGCGAGACCGACCACTTAAATTTCCCCAACGTCATGATTCAAGGACAGCCTGTCAGCTTAGCCAAGCGAGGCATCTCTGAGGAAGTGTGTCGCAAGTACCGTATCCACAAGGATGGGGACGTGCTGCGCTTCCATTACTTTGACAACAGTGGCACGGTGTGTGCTGCCAAGGTCAAGAGCATTGACAAGACTTTTCACTGGGAAGGCAAGAATGTCGATCACCAGTTGTTTGGTCAGCATCTCGTTCCTGACAAGGGCACACGCATCACCATCTACGAGGGTGAGCTGGATGCAGCATCAGGTGCTGTAGCTATGCCCTCATGGCCTCACGTGTCCCTTCCTGATGGGGCACCTGCGGCAAAGAAAGCAATCCAGCGGGTCCTACCGCTGCTACAGGGCTACGAAGAGGTAGTCCTGTTCTATGACAACGACGAGCCAGGTCGCAAGGCTGCAGAGGAGTGTGCTCAGATCCTGCCACCAGGCAAGGTGAAGATCGCTCGCATGGAGAAGTACAAGGATGCTTCTGATGCGCTGCAAGCCAACGACTCTGAGTCTATCCGCCGTGCTATCTGGGACGCCAAGACATACCGTCCTGACGGCATCGTGGATGCCAAGACACTGCTCGATGACCTGACCACACCAGAAGAACCCTGCCTACATGAGTACCCATTTCAAGGATTACAATCAAAGCTTCGAGGGATTAGGTTGGGAGAGCTTACAACGATCACTGCAGGATCTGGCATCGGTAAATCCAGCTTCTGTCGTGACCTTGCAACTCACCTTCTTCACCGGGGCGAACGGGTCGGTTACGTGGCGTTGGAAGAATCCAACCGCCGTACAGCCCTAGGCTTGATGTCCGCTGCTACTGGGCAGTCCCTGCATATTGGAGAACATGACCGAGCTACTCTCACCAAGGCGTATCAGGATTCTATTGCTAAGTGGAATCTCTTTCTTTTCGACGGGTTTGGTTCTTTTGATCCTGATGTCATATACAACAGAATTGAGTACCTTGCCACAGGGCTTGAGGTGCGTGTTGTATTCCTTGATCACCTCAGCATCCTGCTCAGCGGGCTAGACGGCGATGAGCGCCGCATGCTGGACATCACCATGACCCGTCTCCGCTCCCTGGTTGAACGTACAGGGATCACTTTGTTCCTTGTATCTCACCTGCGGAGAACGTCCAATGACACAAACCACGAGGAAGGAGCCCGCGTCACACTCGGACAGCTACGCGGATCAGCTTCGATTGCTCAGCTCTCGGATTCAGTCATCGCACTGGAGCGAGATCAACAGAGCGGACCTGAACGAAATGGCACAACAGTGCGCGTCCTTAAGAATCGCTATTCAGGCGAGGTTGGTGTCGCGTGCCAATTAACTTATGATCTCTCTACCTGTCGCTTCACTGAACATGAAATTGAAGCAGAATTCGACCCATCCACAGATTTTTGAATCGCCTCATCAGCAGGCTATCCTGACTTCTGACTACCTGGCATATTCTATGATGTTACAGCGCCCTAACCCTCCCACTGCGGAGGATGTGGCGCGTGCTAAGTTTGTAGACAAGACCTATGTCTGGAAGCCAGGCAAATGAAACTCGCTTACGACATTGAAACCGATGGCTTTGATTCCACCCGTGTTCACTGTCTGGTCACACAAGATCTCGACTCTGGTCAAGTTATTCAATACAATGACCAGGGTGGTGACTGTGAGACCATCACTACAGGGGTTAACATCTTGGCTCAAGCGGACCTCATCGTTGCCCACAACGGCATCGGATACGACACGCCTCAGCTCAAGAAACACTACCCCTTCTTCCACTATCATCACCAAATCGACACCCTAATCCTCAGCCGTTTCTTCCACACCAACCTCCTTGACATCGACCTCAAGAGAAAGTGGGCAATGATGCCTGCAAAACTTTATGGGTCACACAGCCTTGAAGCCTACGGGTATCGGCTGAACTGCTACAAGGGGGAGTTTGGTAAGACTGCTGACTGGAAAGAGTGGTCTCCTGAGATGCAAGAGTATTGTGTCCAGGATGTCGCTGTCCTCACCAAACTATGGCAACACTTCCAGAAATACCTGAGGCAGTACAGCTAGAGCACAGCATCGCTGAGCTTATGTCCGCCCAGGAGACCGTAGGATGGCCCTTCGACGTTCGTAAGGCCCAGGAGCTGGAGAACAAGCTTTTAACCAAGCTGGAGAGCCTCAGAGAGTGCGCTCGTGGCGTATGCACGTTTGCCCCTGGCAACATGTTCACCCCGAAGCGTGACAACAAGACCCAAGGCTACGTAGCTGGTGCAGAAATGCAGCGGCTCAAGGAGTTCAACCCCAGTAGCCGTGACCACATTGCCTGGTACTTCAAAACGTTTCAGAACTGGGAGTTCACAAAGCTCACAGAGACTGGTAAGCCAGTCATTGATGAGACAGTCCTGAAGGACATAGGCACGGAGGAGGCGTCTGTATTCCTGAGCATTCTTGAAACACAAAAGAAACTCGGAATGTTATCCCAAGGGAACAACGCATGGTTGAAGTTGGTCAAGAATGGCAGACTTCATCACTCCTGCTTTATTGGAGCAGCCACGCACCGCATGGCTCATGCTCGTCCGAACCTCGCGCAGGTAAGTTCTGATGCTGACTGCCGCGAGCTGTTCATCACAAAACCTGGCTGGAGGCTAGTTGACAGCGACCTTGCTGGCATCGAGCTACGAATCTTCGCCCACTACCTTGCCAGGTACGACGGTGGGCGCTACGCTGACATCCTTCTCAATGATGACATCCATCAGGTCAATGCTGACAAGATTGGGATCTCCCGCAGGGCGGTCAAGACTGTTACGTACGCTTTCCTCTACGGTGCGTCAACAACAAAGATCGGCCTCAGCTATGATCCGCAGCTCACTAAACAGCAGGCCAAGTCGAAGGGTGAAGAGATACGTCAAGCATACCTTGACGCCATTCCTGGCTTGGAGAGCCTCGTTGAGGCGGTCAAACGTAAGGCGAAGGAAAATGCTTCCATACGATCTATCGACGGTCGTACGATCCTCGTTGACTCGCCACACAAGGCCCTGAACTTCCTGCTGCAGTCGGCAGCCGGGGTTCTGGCAAAGCGTTGGCTCCTGATCACCCATGACAGGCTCCAGGGCATCGAGCACGAACGGTACGCCTTTGTGCACGACGAACAAGCCCTCGGCTGTCCTCCAGATGTGGCTGACCAAGTCGCATCTATCTGCACCACATCAGCCGCTATGGCTGGTGATTATTACAAGCTCAGAATCCGCATCGATGCAGACGCACAGATCGGAGAGAACTGGGCTCAAGTCCACTAATGCTTTTAATTGACGCTGATTACACTGGCTACAAGTCCGCTCAAGCCAATGAGTACGAGTTTGACTTCGGACACGATGTCATAATCGCTCAGTCCAACTTCTCAGAGGTTGTAAAAATGTTTGAGCGTGAGATCAAGAAACTCACAAAGGACATGTTGGATGACAACGTTATCCTGTACTTCTCATCCTCTGAAAATTTCCGTAAAAAAATTTACCCCGATTACAAGGGTCATCGAAATCGCAGGAAGCCCCTGGGATATAAACGTCTGGTCAACTGGTGCAAAGAAAACTTTAGCACTGTGACCCGCCGTGGTCTTGAAGCTGATGACTCCCTTGGCATTGACGCAACGATGCCTAACTCTGACGAGACCATCCTGTGTAGTCCTGACAAGGATCTGCGTCAGGTTCCTGGTCTTTACTGGGACATGAAAGGAGATGTTGAAGAGATTACAAAGGAGGAAGGTGACCTTTGGCACATGATCCAGGCACTGGCAGGTGATCCCACTGATGGATACCCTGGCTGTCCTGGCATCGGAGTCAAGCGTGCTGCTGATCTCCTTGACAAACATGACTTCCACTGGGAAGCTGTGTGCCAAGCCTATCGAGAGAAAGGATTGTCAGACGATGATGCTCTCCTCAATGCTCGGCTTGCTAAGATCCTGCAGTACGAGAACTATGACTCAAGACTCGGACAACCAATCCTTTGGCAGCCTCCCGCCACCCCCGGTGACAAAGCTGACAATGGAGCAACAGTTCAAGATGAGAAGACTTCATGACCTTCTTGACAAAGCATCAAAGGAAGACCTGATCACAGTGTTCATTGCTCTGCAGGAGCAGAACTTTGTACTGTGTAACACCGTACAGAATCTCGTCAAACAATGGCCGAATCACCCACTCATTACACCCGAGGATCCATAGAAGTCTGGGACTTTATCCGTGACCAAGACCTCAATTATCATCTCGGCAATGCGATTAAGTATATTTGCAGAGCCGGTTTCAAAGGTGATAACACAAAGACTCAAGACCTTAAAAAGGCTATCCACTATCTTGAAAATGAACTCCAGCACACAACACTGCACGAATCAAAGCCTAGGCGATCAAGCGATACAATTCCGCAGCTCGTATGGGATCCAGAACTCGCTGGAGAACCGGACTATGCAACGGGATTTGATCGCTGAAGAGTACAGAGAGTTCATTGATGCTACTATCTCTGAGCCCTATGATGCAGAGCTGAAAGAGTTGGCTGACCTTGTCTATGTATGCTTCCAGTATGCAGAGAACATGGAGTGGGATCTTGAAGAAGCCTTGCACCGTGTTCACAAATCCAATATGTCTAAGCTTGGCTTGGACGGTACACCCATCCGTCGTGCTGACGGTAAGGTCCTGAAGGGACCAAACTATCAACCCCCTGTATTGACTGATCTAATTACACCATGACCACTGCAGAGTACAAAGAACAATTGATTCAAAGGTACAATGAAACTGTTGTAGCACTGCAACAGATTCAAGGTGCTATTGCAGCATGTGATGAGCTGCTGAAATCACAAGAAGAAACCGCCCCCACCGAAGAAGAGTCTACCGACGAATGACCACCTCACTCATTGCCCGCACTGGCCGTGTCCAACAATGGATTGATGACCCCAACTCTCGCCTCCCTGTATCGTGCACTGTCTTCGTTGTTGAGGACAGCATGGAAGGTCCTGAAGGCATTGAGGCCTCGTGGCGTTTCGCCTCTCACGCTCTCCGTTTTGGCGCAGGCTGCGCTATTCACCTATCCAAGCTGCGCCCCCGTGGTGCAGAGAACGGCAAAGGACTGACCGCATCTGGTCCTGTATCCTTTGCAAAGATTTACTCCACCCTCAATGAGATCATTCGACGGGGTGGACATTACAAGAACGGAGCTATAGTCTGTCATCTTGATCTTAACCATAGTGATGTCCTTGAGTTTATTACTGCTAGCCGCAGTGAGTTACCTTGGGTCAAGCGCTGTGTCAATATCACACCAACTTGGTGGGAAACAACCAGTAACGAGGTCAAGGAGGCGCTCCTTACGGGCATCAAGAAGGGTGACATCTGGCTGAACAAAGTACGATACGATGACAAAGGAAACCGAATCTACGGCAACGTCTGCCTCGAGGTATATCTGCCCTCACGTGGAACTTGCCTGTTGCAGCACCTTAATCTCGGTGCCTGTACTCTCACAAACCTGCCAGACGCTTTCGCTACAGGTATGTCCCAGCTGTGCTCACTCCATAGCCAGACGGGCGTTGGACAGTCTGGTGAGTACC